ATAGAATTATTTTTAATTACAGCATCAGTTCCGTCCTGATTTTTCCATGCGTCGGGGCCGTCGTATGCATCACCACTACTGCCGTCAGTAGGATCTTGACCATAAATCATCACTCCTCCGGTATTTTCACTAATGTTAACATCGTCTAATACCAAGAATCTTGGAGGATTTGACAATGCATTAATTGCAGAGTACCCGCCAAGTTTTTCTAAAGGATTATACTTGTAAGGATCGATAATTGCATCAACATATGTTTTAGTATTAATAATAGAGTTTGAAGGCTTATCGGTAATAGTAACAACCAGCATCGAAGGGTCTAAGGGATTGATCACACAAGTTCCACGAATTTCACTACCATCCGGTTGAGTAAAATATACCATACTTAATCCAGGAACAAAACTTTCTTGTTGATCAAACAACATACTCCAGTCGAATTGTTTTCCTAGTTTTGTAGGAGGTTCAACACCGAGAACACGAACAGCTTCGTTAGCATTAATTACAGATAAGTTATAGTCATTAGGTTGACCATTATTAGCAGATAATAATAACACTCCATAGTTGTTCATTGTAAATTTAAATTGTATATCAACATTACCAATGTCGATCAATATATCGTCAAGATTTTTTACATCACCGGCTTGATTATATATGTTTGCAATAATAGTTTTAACAACTCCAAGCCTTTTAACTTTAGCAGGGGGCGTAACATATATTGGCATGTTAAATTCCATTGAGCAAATATCAATATCAGACTCTGATCCTTGTGGAATTGTTCTAGAACTAAATTGAAGATTTTTAAGATTAATTACGCTAAGACTGGTCCAATCTAAAAAGTTATCTGTAGTTTGAATTTCAAAACTGGGATTAAAAAATACTAAAATTTGTTCAAGTAGTTGTAATTTTTGATCAGTGTTTGAAGTCCATAAATCTGCTTTCATTGTTAGCATGAACGGCGTAGGCATCATGCGTTCAACAGTATAGCTACCTCCTTGTACATTTTTGTAAACTGGCGTTCCACGCAGGTGTACTTCTGGATAATCGTTTGGATAGTACTCTTCGTAATCGCGTTCTCTAATGTTGACTTTGCTAACAAAAGTTGATGCTGCAAGCCTTGCAGTGTCCATTTCGAGTCCAGTGATATAGCAAGAAATTTTAGGAACAGTCATCATTTTATTTTCTGAGTTGTCCTTGATAATAGCAGCTACTTGTCTGGACAAATCGCCATAGGTTACTGGCAGGGTTTTTTGTGTTCCGTCACCTGCTTGATATTTAAAACCTATAAAAAAACGCATAAACTGTGTTACGTAGCGTCTTATTTGTCCGTCATAAAAATAATCCATTAATCGTCCGCCTTTGGTCTAAGAGCCTTACTTAGACTTTGTTTTTCTTTAACATCTTTATTATGTATCTTAGTTACAGTAGGGTTGTTAATAAAACCAGCCAATTGTGTTTGACGAACTTCTTTACCCTCAAAGGTAGCATCAACTCCTACATCGCTAGCACCTAGGTTGTTCATAGTCATACGTACATTGTCCTCAAATTTAATCCAACGTGTTCCGCTGAACCTAAAAAGTCGCTGTGGTTTAAAATCTGTTCTTAAATGGAATTGGCCTTCGGCAGGCGTTACAGGGAATGCAATACCAGAACTAAATGGTATTCCATTCGGTGGTATTCCGTCACCAACGTTAACATTGCCATAATGATATTGATTTTTATCTGGACTTAACAGTACAGTACTTGCTGTAGATCCAACATATACAGGATCTCCGTTATCGTCAACTAGTAAATTTCCGTTTTCGTCTCGTGCTTGCGTTTCCAGTGATGCTAATAATGTATTATTATCAGCAGAAACAACATCAGGGGTACCAGTATCTGGATTTACTCTTACAGTATAAAATTGTGTTGTATCGTATCCACTCTTTGGAGCATCGGCTTCTGCTTGATCAAGAACTGCTTGAGTAATTTGCATTTCTTTTTCATACGTTGACATAATATCACGTAATGTTGTATCAGTAGGATTGCCATTGGCATCTGTTTGTATACCATCTAATATATCTTTAAATTCTTGACTATCGACTAGCGGTTTACATTTTGCACGATATAGGTGTGGATACCAAGTTACTGAAAAACCTTCTGCTGCGCGACTGACTTCTTCAATCACAAAGAATCGTTTTAGTGCAAATTGTAAATCATTTAATGCGTGGTCGTCTTTTAAGTGTGGCAATTCAATTACATCACCTGCCATAATTTTACGACCTATTTTTTCTACAGTATCGTTTATATGAAACGTTAAAAATACTGTATCGTTTTGTAAAAATAATCCAAACTGACTTAGATTAAAATCTATATCTTGTAGATTGTACACCCCTCGTAATTGGTAGATATCTGGATCATACTTGCGATCTCGATTTTCTAGAAATAACACATCTTGTATTCCTAGCTCTGGAATTGCATTATTGCTTAATCTATTGATAGGATCTGTAGAATTAGTATCGCCCGGCCCGATATATTTGTGAACCAGTACATCTGTACCACCAACCTGGAACATTTCCCAAACGGTTTTATCGATGAATTTGTAGTCGTTGCCCTTTTCGGGCCTATAAAGAGAGAGTCTTGGCATAGTCATATATTTACCGCTACGATAAATAACAGTATGAGCCAAAACGATCAAGTAAAACAAGAGGTTTATAACTACTGTAAAGCCATGCTGGGCGACGGCATGATCGATATTGAGTTAGACCCTATACACTACGAAACTGCACTGAATCGTGCATTAGCAGTATTTCGCCAGCGTTCGGACAATGCTGTAGAAGAAAGTTATGCGTTTTTAACCATTAAGGTTGATCAAAACGAATATATTCTTCCCAAGGAAATCCAACAAGTGCGTCAAATTTTTAGACGCAGCATTGGATCTAGAAGTGGTGGCGGAAACGGCGGCACAGTGTTTGAACCTTTTAACATGGCCTATACCAATACCTATTTGTTAAGTTCTACAAACATGGGCGGCCTACTAACTTATGAATTATTTGCTCAGTATCAAGAATTAGTGGGCAAGATGTTTGGATCATTTATTAACTTTGCTTGGAATCCGCAAAGCCGCAAACTTATTATTCAACAGCGGCCTCGGTCCGACGAAAGCGTAATGCTTTGGATTTATAATACTCGTCCCGACAGTGCAATCATTGAAGATACTTACGCAGGACAGTGGATCAAAGATTATACTTTAGCTAACTGTAAAATAATGTTAGGCCAAGCTCGAGAAAAATTTGCTCAGATTGCAGGTCCGCAGGGCGGAAGCAGCCTCAATGGATCAGCAATGAAAACCGAGGGGCAAGCAGAAATAGATAAATTAACCGAGGACCTAATGAAGAGTGTTTCAGGCGGTATTGGTTACACATTCGTAACTGGATAAATCGACTAAAATTCTTTGACTTTTTAGATAATCTATATTATAATGTCTATATAGGAGACATTTATGATCATAGGTATTTGCGGTTTTATTGGTTCAGGCAAAGACACAGTTGCGGACTATCTAGTAAACTTCCACGAATTTAGACGAGAGAGTTTTGCATCTACATTAAAAGATGCAGTTTCTTCAGTATTCGGTTGGGACAGAACCATGCTTGAAGGGCGCACTAAAGAAGCTCGCGAGTGGCGAGAGCAAGTTGATCCGTGGTGGGCAGCACGGTTAGACATGCCAACACTAACTCCTAGATGGGTGCTGCAATACTGGGGTACTGAAGTTTGCCGTAAAGCATTCCATGACGATATATGGATTGCAAGTTTAGAAAACAAAATTCGTACAAGCAAGGATCACGTGGTTATATCAGACTGTCGATTTCCAAATGAAATACTAAGCATTCGAAATGCAGGTGGCCAAATTTTATGGGTTCAGCGTGGTGAATTACCTGATTGGTATGACGTAGCAATAGACGCAAACAGAGGCATGAATATTGCAATTAACGAACTTAGGATGCGTAAAATACATGCCAGTGAAACTGCATGGGTTGGAACAGAATTTGATGCTGTGTTAGATAATAACGGTACCATCGATGAACTGTATAATCAAACTAAATTAATAGTCAGCAATGAGATCGCCCTGACGCCAAGTAACTCCGCTTTTAGCTAGTATTTGAGAGCAGTTGGCACATACTGTTTTCAAATTGTTATGACGACAATTATCAAGATTACCGTCTATATGAAATACTCTAAATACTTCTTTGTGAGTTGACTTAAACCCGCATTTATCGCATTGTGCCTTTATTTGATACCCTGCTCTAACCCAGCGGGGTATTCTATGATTTAGTCCGTGAGACATACAGATTTCGCAGAGTTTTCTATAGTAAACTCTATCATTTTTTTTATAATTTACAGCTCTAGGTCGCTGTCCGCACTTACAAATAGGTCTCATAAAACTATTTACACCTTTTTCTCCCCTTTTTCATACTGGTTAACTACCAATTTTTATTATAAACCGCTAAATACTTTGAGCAAACTATTACCAGGAGAATAGGTACATGGCGACATTACAATCCCCAGGCGTAGCCGTAACAGTCATTGACGAGAGTTTTTATACACCAGCTGAACCTGGTACAACTCCGTTAATCGTGTTAGCTACCCAAATGAATAAAACGAACGGTGCAGGTACTGCAACAGCAGCAGGCACTATTCAATCAGCAATTGGCACAGCATTTAAGATGACTAGCCAGAAAGAACTTGTGGACACATTTGGTGTTCCGTTCTTTGAAAAGACAGCCAGCGGATCTCCCGTACATGGCAGTGAATTAAATGAGTATGGTCTACTGGCAGCGTATAGCTACTTAGGTTCATCAAATTCTGCAATTATTGTTCGCGCTGACGTGGACTTAGCCGAGTTAACTCCAACATCAGCCGCCCCGGGAGCAGAACCAACAGACGGCCAATGGTGGTTAGATACTACTAATTCAACATGGGGCATTCAAGAATGGAATAGCTCATTAGTTGCAGACGGTGGACAAAAATTCACAACAAAAACTCCATTGGTATTAACTGATAGCGATTCACTGGTTAAAGTTGAAGCTAGCAGTGACTACGGTCGTGCTCCAAAAGCATCCGTCGGTTCCATTGGCGACTATGCAGTTTTATTTGAAACTGTATTTGGTTCAGGCGATTACATTTCTTCAAAAGAAGAAGCTAGATTTTTTTACAAATCTCCAGGAAATGCTGGCGGTGGCGTTCTTCCAGGTGCTTGGGTACTAGTTGGTAGCCCAGAATGGTGTTTAAGTCATCCAGCACTAGTATCAGGCAGTTTTACAACTGTAACTGGTTCATTCAAAATCAACGGAACACTAGTTACTTTGTCTAGTGCAACTCCGCTTCAAGTTAAAAATGCAATTATCAGTGCAGCCATTCCCGGAGTAACAGCAACGTTTACTGCTGGTACAACAGGTAAAGTATACATTTATTCAGATGGTGCAACAGAAGGTGCCGGCGACTCTACAAAGAGCGGTGCAATTGTTATCAGTGACACTACATTAAGTGCTAGTGGTTTTACAAACGGCACATATTTACAGCCAAAATTAACATTGGCTCCACACACTCAAGTGCCATTGTACAAGAGAGTAGACACAGCTACTTCAGGAACATTTGGTAATGCCTTAGCTGGTTTCCCAACAGGATCTGTATGGATCAAGACTACAGAACAAGGCAACGGGTCACGTTGGAGAGCCAAGCGATATAACTCTGCAACTAAATCTTGGATTGCATATTCAGCACCATTGTATGCAACTGGTAGTTCAGCATTGTATTATCTAGATCGTACAGGCGGGGGCAAAAATATTGCACTAGATTCTGTATATGTACAATACAACAGCGATGAGCAGTTTAGCTATGCAACACCGGACAGCAATGGTGATGCGTTAGATGCAACTTTAAATTCAGCAACTTTCCGTGTATTCCGCAGAGTAGGTACAGGCAACACAGTTATTACATCTTCTGTAATGAGCCTTACTAATAATGCAGGTTCTGGTGTTAAGACTTTTACTATTAAAGAATCTATAACAAGTTCAGAAGATCTAAGTGCAGCGTATACAGTAACAACAGCTTCATTGAATAGTAACAAAGATGATGCTGTTTTAATTGCTTCTGCAATCAATGCTGCTGGGTTAACTAACATTGAAGCTAGTGTAACAGCAGATTACGAATTACAAATTTATCATAAGAAAGGTGGTGATTTTAGATTAACTGATGTAACCGGAACAGTTATTGCTGATTTGTTTACTCCATTAGCATACACAGCCGGTCAGTGGTCAGGATCAGCTAATTTCTACACATCAGCAGCTGGCGCACCTGAAGATTTTGTTGCAACACAATGGCAACCACTGTCAATTGTTGGATTTACTGCATCTGCAAGTGCTCCATTAAATGAGCCATCAGATGGTCAGTTATGGTATAACAACAATTTCTCAGAAATTGACATCATGGTTCACAATGGCTCAACTTGGAAGGGATATAAAACTGTATTTGCAACCACAGATGCATTTGGTCCGGTAGTTAGTGCGTCAAGACCAACTGCAAGACCAGACGGTAGCGGCGATTTTGTAACTGGCGATTTATGGATCAGCACTGCTGATATGGAAAATTTTCCAACTATCTATCGTTACAATAACGAATTAACTGGTGTTACCAACAAAGCATTACGTTGGGTACTAGTTGATAAAACAGATCAAACTACTGAAGAAGGCGTTGTGTTTGCTGACGCTCGTGCAGGCACTAGTGGCGGTACAGTAACATCTGCACCAAGCGGATCTATCCAAGAACTACTATCAAGCAATTTCTTAGATACAGATGCACCAGATCCAGCACTGTATCCAAAAGGCATGTTGTTATGGAATCTACGTCGCTCAGGTGGTAACGTTAAGAAATACAACAATAACTATATTGATACAACAGCAGATAACGTTCGAATGGCCAATGTAGGCATGAGCACATACTGGCCAGATCGCTGGTCTACTGCTTCTCCTAACCAAGAAGATGGTTCAGGTAGCTTCGGACGCAAAGCGCAACGTGCAGTTATTGTTGCAGCAATGAAATCTACAATCGATACAAACTTACAAATTCGTGATACAGAACGTAGAAACTTTAATTTAAGTTCTGCTCCTGGTTATCCAGAAGTTTATGGTAACTTGGTTAACTTAAACATTGATCGCGGATTAACTTCGTTTGTTATTGCTGATACTCCATTACGCTTAGAATCTGATGCAACATCATTAAGCAACTGGGGAAGCAACGCAGCAGGTGTTACTGATAACGGTGATGCTGGTGTTGTTACATACGACGAATACTCAGCAATGTATTATCCTAACGGATTTACAACTGACTTAGGCGGCACAACTGCTGTTGTTCCAGCATCACACATGATGTTGAAAACAATTGCAATTAGCGATCAAGTTAGCTATCCATGGTTTGCACCAGCTGGTACAAGACGCGGTGGTATTGTTAATGCAACGTCAGTTGGATACCTAGACGGTATGACCGGTGAGTTTATAACAGTTGCTCTAAACGAAGGTCAACGTGATACACTATATGATTTAAAAATCAATCCAATTCCATTCTTTGTTGGTGTTGGTAACGTGGCATTTGGCCAGAAAACTCGTGCAAGAAATGCTTCAGCATTAGACAGAATTAACGTAGCACGTTTAGTTGTTTACTTACGTAGTCAATTAAACAAACTTGCTCGTCCGTATATCTTTGAACCAAATGACAAGATTACACGTGACGAAATTAAAGGTGCTGTAGAAAGTCTATTGTTAGAATTGGTAGGTTTAAGAGCTATCTATGACTTCGCTGTTGTTTGCGACGAGTCTAACAATTTACCATCAACAATTGATCGTAATGAATTGTATGTTGATATTGCAATTACACCTGTAAAAGCAGTAGAGTTTATCTACATTCCATTACGTGTCAAGAATACAGGAGAGATTTAAATGTCACTAACATCATTAAATAGATTTTCGGTACCAACAGCAGGTGGCGGCAGCAATACATCGCTGTTGATGCCAAAACTAAAATATCGCTTTAGAGTGAATTTGTTAGGATTTGGAGTTGAATCCAGCGTTGAACTAACCAAACAGGTGCAGGAGGTAACGAGACCAAAAGTTTCTTTTGAAGAAATGACATTAGATGTTTATAACTCAAAAGTTAAATTAGCGGGCAAGTACTCCTTCGAAAACTTAACATTAACGTTACGAGACGATGCATCTGGTCAGGTTACTAAAACTGTTGGACAACAAATCCAGAAACAATTTGACTTTATGGAACAAGCATCTGCACGTTCAGGTATCGACTACAAATTTCAAATGAACATTGAAATTTTAGACGGCGGCAACGGTAACAACGGTGCTGATGTATTAGAACGTTGGGAAGTTTACGGTGCTTACATTCAAAATGCCGATTACGGTGATTTGGCATACAGCAGCAACGAGCACGTAACAGTGGCACTAACAGTTGCATTTGATAACGCTGTTCAGTTCAAAGGTGCTACAGGTGCTGGTACAGATCGTGGACTTGGTGCAGTGGTTGGACGTACCCTCGGCGAAGCAGTTACTGGACGGTCAGGCGCACAATAATAATTCGTTTGAATCAAAAGAGCCCGGAAATATTCCGGGTTTTTTTGTGGCATAAATATTTGTATGGCAAATAAATTTACACGATTTCTTAAAGGCGTAGGAGATGGTCTACTAACTCCTAAAGGTCAGGTAGCCAATTGGCAACACGCTACTAGATTGTTTATCGACGATACCATGCGCTTGGCACCACGAACCAAGTTCATGTTCTATGTCCGCTTTGAAATTGATAAAACACTTTTAAAAGCACCGCAGTTTACAAATAAACATGCAGACGAAGTAGGATATCTTGTTAAGTCAGCAGACTTACCCAAATTTACTATGGATTCAGTAACCAAAAATCAATACAATAAGAAACATATTATCTATAAAAACTTTTCTTATGATCCGGTTAATTTAGCATTCCATGATGATAGCCAAGGTATTATGAATGCCCTGTGGGCGTTATATTTTGGGTACTATTCTGCAGATAGAAATTTGCCAGCGCAGGCATTTTCAAAATCTATTTCAACATATAGAAGTACAAATACCGGATTTGATAATTTTAGATACGGTCTAGACAATAATAAAAGTTTAGATATGTTTAAATCTATTTCAATCTACACTATGAGTCGTAGACGATTTAATGGATATACTTTAATAAATCCTAAAATTACTTCGTGGAGTCATGGACAGGTTGCATATGATGCAAATGACTTTTTAGAAAATACTATGACAGTTAATTATGAGTCGGTAATTTATAGTTCGGGACAGGTTCAACGAAATAGTCCAACAGGGTTTGCAATGTTGCACTACGACAATACTCCAAGCCCGTTATCAGTAGCAGGCGGCGGTGTGGCAAATTTATTTGGTCAAGGCGGCGTGTTAGACGGAATGGAAAGTATATTCGGCAACGTCAGTGATGGATCGGCATTTGGAAGCATAGGTGGATTTTTAGGTACCGCTATCTCGGCAGCTAACACTGTTAAAAATCTTAACAATCTTTCTAAGGAAGGATTAAAGCGAGAAGCAATTAATATTATTAGTAGTCCGGCTGCAATATTAGGAATTGCAGGATCGGTAGGAGGTATTATTGGTTCAGTGTTTCCAAAGAACACTCAGAATACCAACACAACTCCAGCAACACAAAAAGTAATGATAGCGGGCGATGCTGATATAAACGGATTTGCATAAATGAGTAGTAATAGTTTACCCTTAACAACAGTTGCAGATAGCGCACAAGCTACTAAATTATTTTTTGATCAGTACGGTATTAGCCCGTTAGAATTTTCAGCCAACGAAGTTTCAGCAGCAGTTGGTTTCTTTGAATCAAAAGGATTCAGCACTGACGCGGCATTAACTACTGCATCAGCAATTTTAAAACAGGCCAAGATAGATGGCATCCCTGTTTTTAAATTGTTAGACACCCTTAAGGGATTTGATAGTTTACAACTATCTGCACTAGTTAGTGAAATTCTTAACAACAATCGAAAGTCAACATCGACGTTAGGGTTTAGATATTTAAATATACCTAAAACGGAAATTCTAAGAAACATATCTCCATAATGGCAAAGTTTGCTCAAGGTCGTTTTGAAATGAAAAATGTCGACAAATACGTTGGCAAGAAAACACCACTGGCTCGCAGTAGTTGGGAGTTTGTTTTTATGAGAATGCTTGATGAACACCAAGGAGTTCAAAGTTGGGCAAGCGAAAGTATTCAAATTCCCTATAGAGATCCGTTAACAGGAAAGTATACAATATACGTGCCTGATTTCTTTATTGTATATGTAGATAAAAACGGTAAAAAGCATGCAGAAGTTGTTGAAGTTAAACCTGAGAGTCAAACAGTATTAGAAAAAGTAGGCAAAAGTCAATACAATCAACAGCAGTATGTGAAAAATATGGCCAAATGGGAAGCTGCTACTGCTTGGTGCAAGCAACAAGGTGTTAAGTTCCGTATAGTTAACGAAGGTGATATTTTCCATCAGGGCAAAAAACGCAGATAAGTAAAGTATGACTAAAAAATTAGAAACTCTTTTTAATTTAGAAGATTCAAAAGTTGACGACACTCCTATTCCTGTTTCTGTAGTAGAGCATACAGAAGTAAAAAGCCTAGACGATAGTTATCGTGCGGTTCAAGAAATTACACGCGGTCTGCCACAAATACAAGAACTAGATAACATAGACGAGCATGAATTAGATGCATTAGCATCTAAGGCAGAACAAGCATATGACGATTTAATGGATTTGGGTATGAACGTTGAAGTTCGGTATGCCAGTCGCATATTTGAAGTAGCTAGTTCAATGATGAATAATGCTATCAGTGCCAAAACGGCTAAGATTGATAAAAAATTGAAAGCCATTGACATCCAGATGAAAAAGTATAAAATTGACAAAGACAACAACGAAGACCCAAATGATGTTATTAACGGGCAGGGATACATTATCACTGACCGCAACGAGCTCCTTAAGAAATTGGGTCAAAAGGACTAAATAGTACTATGAAGACTTTTAAAGAATACCTTGCCGAAGGCAAAAAAGTATACGACTTTAAGATTAAAGTTGCGGGCGAACTGCCTGAAAAATTCCAAGAAAATCTAAAAGAAAAGCTAGGACGTTGCGGAGTTAAGACTCTTGAAAAAGTTGCTACCACTCCAATACAAGCACAGCCTTTAGATTTTCCAGATTATCCAAACTGCGAAGTAACCATATTTGAAGTTGTTTGTGAATATCCAATTACATCCCCTGAAATAATTAACGACATTAAAACAATGGGGCTACCAGAAAGCAGCTTCCGTGTTCGTGGTGCTAATGAGCCTGTTGAAAACGAACAGTTACTAGCATCGTTAGAGTCAACAGGTAAAGCATTGTTGGATGATGGTCAATATAAAGAAGCTGACAAAGTAAAAGTAAAAGATTACTTTGGCGACGACTTTAACAAAAGTTTCTTAAAAGATTTAGAGAAAACATCTAAAACCTCAAAGAAAGAAAGAGGTATTGGTGAATATAAATTAGCAAAAACAAAAACAGCTGGATCTGTTAGTCCCATGACTAAGATCGATAATCCAGTACCAGTTAAGGGAAAATAAAAATGAATTTTCAAGATTTGATGAACAAGATGCGTGAACTAGACGCTCCTATTGCTGAATCAACAGTCGAAGAATGTGGCCAGCCAATGGGCATGATGACACAGTCAATGGACAAACCAGATACACCGCCACCAAGTATGAGTGTTAATCTAAATGCTCAAGGATTAGATGATATTGCTGAATTAATGAAGTTGATGACTAAAGTTAATCCAGACATGATTAATCAACCAGCAGCACCTACGACTGCAATTGACCCAATGGGTATGCCGAGTCTAACTCCTCCAGGCCCAAGCATTTCACCATTAAGCCTAGGTAATTTAGATTCCGGTCCATTAAAAATGCTTCCAGATATGGATGCTGACAATGACGAAATGCCAGGCGGCGAAATGGATAAAGACGACAGTCCTGTTGCAGATATTCAAAAAGCTATGGGTGATCAAGACGGCGATGGCGATCATGACATGGATGATCACGACATGGAAAAGAAAAAAGACAACAAGCCAGAAGATGAAGCTGCTGAGCCAGAAGGCGACGATGACGATATCATGAATCATCTTAATAAAGAATTAAAACCTTATGATGATCACGTAGCCAAGCTAAAAGCAGACAACAATAAAGAACAGGAAGAAGCAAGTCCAGCTGGATTCGATCAAGCTACTACCAGTCCTGACCCAGAATTCAAAGACACTGATTACATGGTAAACAAACTTGCAGGCGGCTTAAACAAGCCAAAGACTATGACTAAGCATGGTTATCAGCAAGGTGATAACCCAATGGCAATGACAGACGGCGATCTACGTGCTAGTATCCGTGCAGAATTAATGCAACGGTTAGCTGAAGCTAAAAAATAATCAGGTCGAAATAAACCAAATAGGCTCTACGGAGCCTATTTTTTTCAGTAAATAAAGTATGGCAAAATCACTAGACGGTAATTTAATTAAAAAGGCGCATGCTCCTCAGCGATATACGTTAGAGGAAGTCAAGCATCTAGAAGCCTGTATGGACCCAGTAACTGGCCCAATATACTTTGCTAAAAATTTTTTAAAAATTCAACATCCTGTAAGGGGATCGATTCCTTTTATCCCATATGATTATCAAGAAAGACTAATCGATGCCTATCACAATAACAAGCAATGTATTGCTATGTTACCGCGTCAAATGGGCAAGACTACCTGTGCCTGTGCCTACTTGTTATGGTATACCATGTTTGTGCCAGAAGCACAGGTTCTTATTGCTGCTCACAAGTACGAAGGTGCGCAGGATATTATGAATCGTTATCGATTTGGCTACGAGAACTTGCCAGACTTTATTCGTGCAGGTGTGTACAGCTACAATAGAAACACTATTGAATATGACAACGGTGCTCGTATACAGGCAGTGACAACTACAGAAAACACCGGTCGTGGTAAATCTCTTTCATTAATTTATTGCGATGAGTTTGCGTTTGTGCAACCTCCAGAGAAAGCCAAAGAATTCTGGACTGCACTAAGTCCAACACTATCAACAGGTGGTAAGTGTATTATTACTTCAACACCTAACTCAGACGAAGATCAGTTTGCGTTAATTTGGACTGAAGCTAATAAACGATTTGACGAGTTTGGCAATGAACAAAAACTAGGTACTAACGGATTTTATAGCTTCTTTGCACACTGGGCAGAGCATCCAGATCGCGACGAAGAGTGGGCCAAGGAAGAACGCAGCAAGATCGGTGAGGAGAGATTCCGCCGAGAATTTGATTGCGAATTCTTGATTTTTGACGAAACATTAATCAACGCAGTACGTCTTGCAGAACTCAAAGGCACAGAACCCACAATGACAATGGGTCAGACACGATGGTACAAAGACATTAATCCACAGGCAACATATCTTGTAGCATTAGATCCTAGTTTAGGAACTGGCGGAGACAACGGTGCTATTCAGGTATATGAAATGCCAAGCATGGAACAAGTTGCCGAATGGTTTCACAATATGACTCCTGTACAAAGCCAGGTAAAACACATGCGTGAAATTTGTAAGTACATTCAAGATAGAGGTCAAGAAAAAGGTGGAACTCCTCAGATTTATTATAGTGTAGAAAACAATACACTAGGTGAAGCTGCCTTGATTGTCATCAATAACATCGGTGAAGAGCAATTTCCTGGATTATTTTTAAGCGAACCTATTAGGAAAGGACATGTACGTAAGTTCCGCAAAGGATTTAATACTACACATAAAACAAAGATTTCTGCGTGTAGTCAATTAAAACACATGTTAGAACAACAAAAGATGAAAATACGTTCTAAGCCTTTAATTTCAGAGCTTAAAACATTTGTAGCACACGGGGTAGGATTTGGTGCTAAAACCGGAGAGCACGACGATTTAGTATCCGCTACATTGCTTATTATACGCATGGCCGCGGTGCTAGCAGACTGGGATCCTAAGATTTACGAAAAAATGACAGATAGAATTACTGAAGATCAGATGCCCATGCCAATCTTTGTATCTAGCAGTATGTGATAAATACAACTATGGACGCAACAAACAATATCGCTACGGATTTATTTTATAAAATTAGAAGCCGCTTCACGGGTCTTAAATTAGGCGCTGAAACGGGCCAAGTAACCATTAATCCTGAAGATGCAAGGTTCTTTGATTTTGATTATGTAGAAGAAGGTAATACCATTGGACATGTTAGCATAAGTCTAGCAGAAGTTAATTCTATGAAAGTATACTTCTCTACAGGTATTACAGAATCAATGGATCCTAGAGAAAAGAAAAACTGGTACAATTTTTTAAGAGAATTGCGTATGTTTGCTAAACGTAGACTAATGAGTTTTGATACTAGAGATATCACTAAAGACAATTTAGATAAACGTGATTACTCATTTTTAAGTCAACACAGCAAACCTGCAACACCCCCAAATACGGTAACAACACAAGTCGGAGAAAGTGTAATGAACGAAAGCTCACTATATGGCTCAAAAACAATGAGCTATCAGAAATTAGAAGATACTCGCTTAATTATTAAACATAGTCAAGCATTAGCAGATGATATGCAACCAGGAGCAAGATCAAGAAATATTTCTGGACTATTTGTTGAAAACGGTGAAGGCGAACGTTTTAAATACCCGTTTATTCACTTAGCAGGTGCCCGTGCAATGCAACGTCACGTGGCCAACGGTGGTATGCCGTATGATGACGTTGGTAAAAGTATTATTGGAATGAGTGAAGAAATTGCTCAACTAAAGAGCTTTGGCAACTATGTTGTTCGAAACGACCTAATGAATTCAGACACAAACGGCATTGTAGAAAAAAGTTCAAATCAATTAAATTCTTTAAGAGAGATGATCGCTAAACTTGCAAAACAAAGTCATTACGAGGCTTACAAAAATTCTTTTCAGGCACACAGCCCAATGGAAGTACCGCAAGATGTTGTAGAAGATTTTACAGAAAAATTTACAGTTAAAAACTTTAAAGAAGATATCAAATCTGTATTTCCGGTATTGTACAGATTAATGCAAGAAGATAATACCATAGGCTATGACGACATAGTCGCAATGACCACACAAGAAGATTTCTCAAACGACGATGATGAAATTAATACAACTCCAGAGGCATTTGATCCGTTTGCACGTTTTGAAAACTGGGCAATGGCCCTAGGCGAAGAAAGTGGCATCCAGAGTGATGATCAAGAAACCAAGGCCACTGCAATTAAAGAGTTACAAGAATTAGTAGGACAACATTTTCCAGCAGGTGACAATGGCATGAACGCTATTCAAAGTCTAAAAGGAATTGTTGACGATTCAAGATTATATCAAGAAATTAAACAACAGGCAAAAGAAGAAGGCGACGATTCGTGTGTAAGAGGTCTAGTAAAAGATTGGCTAGAACAAAATGCACCCGATGTAGTTAATGAATTAGACTTTGGCGATTATCAAGAAGAAGAACCTGCAGGCGAAGAGCCGGTGACAGCCCAAGGGGGTGAAGAAACTGCACCAGAAGAAGTCCCGCGAGAATCTGATGATAAGCAAGATGATACCCCGCCATGGGATAATGACGACGAAGAATCAAATTTTAAAAAGCCCAACAATCCAAATCGTACAGGCCAAGATAGTGCTAGAGCATTAGCTCAAAAAGGCATGAAGCAACAAATGAATGTGAAAGAGATTGCTGAATTTGTTCATAGTTTTTATGATAGAGATTCAGGAACTTTTCCTAAAGGGCCAGAAGGAGTCGCTACAATGGTAGGCAAGAAATTTGGCGAGCAAGCAGAAGCCGTTGCTCGAAAGTTTGTTGAAAGAATGGCTCCACAACAACAATCACCAGAGATAGCAGAACTAGCTCGTATTAAAGAACTAGCTAGTTGGTAACAATTGTTCGTAGCAGTTAGAGTCTAGTTAACTCTATTAGATTGAGCACTTAGGTGCTCTTTCTTTTGGCTTTATAAATATGTGTATGAGAAATCTCAATATCTTTTTTAGTCTAGCACCAGCACCTGCATTTCTGTTAGGAGCAGCGATCAGCTATGCATACTCACATCACAACATATGCGGCGCATTTACTCTAGAAATGCCTATCATGTGGTTAATTATGGCAGCGGCACACATCAGTCCTTGGCTCATGTGGTGGCAGCAAAGAAAGTTTCAAAAATTCCAAACTCGTCCTGATAAACAGCAGTGATAGTGTCCATCCAGCACTGACAATATATCTTTATATAAATTCCACAATCTATCCGGATATTGCTCATAGTAGCCCGAGTCAATATAGCCTATGTCATAGGCCTTTACTATACCGTACGGACCACGTATGTACATGTTTGTAATAATACCGTGATCTGATTCGCCCAGTAGTTCCTGAGCAAACAGTAGTTGGGAGTCAATGTGTTGCCAATCCATATAGTATATAGTCGCTTTTTATTTTGGCTAGATTGATTGTCAACTAATCACCGACCTGCCGCGTTATATATATATGCAAGAAGAAAAACACCTTAACTGTTACAGTGATTTAAAATCGGATAAAAACGATCACGAACCACAGTCATTGCCAATCTTGCCTACATCATATGATTGGAAATATTCAAACTGTGATGAAAAGCGAACAGGGCCGTGTCAAAGAACAGATGTTATAACTTTGAGCATATTTCATTAATCTAAAAGGAACTCAAAATGAAAACTATCGCAACTTTAATCGCAACAATGTTTGCCGCAACTGTGTTTGCCGCTGAGCCAGCTAAGGCGCCAGCAACTCCTGCAGCCGCACCAGCTAAGGTAGAAGCCAAGAAGGAAGAGAAAAAGCCTGCAAAAAGTGACGGTGCAAAGAAGGACGCACCTAAAGCAGACGCAAAGCCAGCTGCTACTCCAGCAAAGTAAGTTCGATTTAGAAGATAGTGATCTCGTTGTTGACGATGAGGTTACTTTTGGTCGTAATCGACGCAGTGAAGAGTTTGGTAAAATAGTTCAGGATGATGAACTATCAGACTATGTGAAGTTTAGATTATGGCTGGCTAGACAAAGAGCAATGGCAAAGTATAGGGAAAAGTGGGCATGACCCACTTTTTCTTTTGGTGAAACAAGTCAAAAACATAGTAGATAATCGTTGACTTCGCTAAATAAAAAGCGCATAATAATACATGTGCATAAGGCATATAAAACATTTTAGGCATATCATAGGAGGCATTTAAAATGGCATCACTCGCAGAAATCCGTGCTAAACTTCAAGAAGCACAATCAAAGTCCACAGGACAATCCACCGGCGGTGGAGACAACGCAATTTACCCACATTGGAATATGGCCGAGGGCAAGGAAGCAGTAATTCGCTTACTACCTGATGGTAATCCCAACAACACATTCTTCTGGGTAGAACGTGCAATGATCAAATTGCCATTCGCAGGCATCAAAGGTGAAACAGATTCCAAACCAGTCCAAGTACAAGTCCCATGTGTGGAAATGTACAATGATGGTTCTGTTTGCCCAATCCTTAGCGAAGTGCGTGGTTGGTTTAAAGATAAATCACTAGAAGAAATGGGTCGTAAGTATTGGAAGAAACGTTCATACATTTTCCAAGGCTTCATTGTTGAAGATCCGCTCAAAGAGGAAAAGACTCCAGAGAACCCAATCCGTAGATTTATCATTGGTCCTCAAATCTATCAAATTATCCGTTCAGCATTGATGGATCCGGAGTTGGAAGAACTGCCAACTGACTATCTTAAAGGTGTCGACTTCCGCATTGCCAAGACATCAAAAGGCGGATTTGCTGACTACTCTACTAGTAAGTGGAGCCGTCGTGAACGTGCATTAACTGAGATCGAAGCAGGCGCATTGAACGCTAACGAACTGTTTAACTTATCAGACTTTTTACCTAAGAAGCCAACTGATGTTGAATTAAAAGTTATGAAAGAAATGTTTGAAGCATCAGTTGATGGTGAAGCATATGATATGGACCGTTGGGGACAATACTTCAAACCGGCAGGTATGGGTCAGGCAACTGGCGACCCGCATCGTGCAACTGCCAACACAGCCACACCAGCTGCCAAAGCAAATGACGACTATGCAGATAACGAACCTGTTTCTGTAGCAAGTGCGCCAGCAGCCGCAGCGGCTCCTGCAGGTGGTGACGGTGCTAGTCGTGCGCAAGATATTCTTGCCATGATTCGTAATCGTCAGAAGTAATTAGACTAAACATAGAGTGTGGGGCAACTCACACTCTATTTCTCAACAGGGCAAAAATAATATGGCAAAAGCATTTGATATTTCTAAATTTAGAAAGTCAATTACTAAATCTATCGACGGTTTAAGTATTGGCTTTAACGACCCAACCGATTGGGTTAGTACAAACAACTACGCATTAAATTATCTTATCAGCGGATACTTTGATCGTGGTATTCCACTAGGCAAGGTTACTGTGTTTGCAGGTGAAAGTGGCGCAGGTAAAAGTTTTATCTGTTCAGGTAATCTAGTCAAGAACGCACAAGCACAAGGTATCTATCCTATCTTGATCGATACAGAAAATGCACTTGACGAAAAATGGTTACATGCTCTTGGAGTTGATACAAGTCCAGACAAGTTGTTGAAACTTAACATGGCCATGATTGACGATGTAGCAAAGACTATCACAGAGTTCATTGCAGAATACAAAACAATGGATGAAGCAGATCGTCCTAAGATCCTGTTTATTATTGACAGCTTAGGTATGCTTTTGACACCCACAGACGTTAATCAATTCCAAGCAGGTGATATGAAAGGCGACATGGGTCGTAAGCCTAAAGCATTAACTGCACTGGTTCGTAACTGCGTTAACATGTTTGGCTCTTACAACATTGGTATGGTTTGTACCAATCACACCTACGCAAGTCAAGACATGTTTGATCCAGATGACAAGATCAGTGGCGGTCAAGGTTTTATCTATGCTAGCTCTATTGTAGTTGCCATGCGTAAATTGAAATTAAAACTTGATGCAGACGGCAACAAGACTACAACTGTTCAAGGTATTCGTGCAGCCTGTAAGATTATGAAAACTCGTTATGCAAAACCGTTTGAAAGTGTACAGGTTGAGATTCCTTATGAAACAGGTATGAGTCCATATAGTGGATTAGTCGACCTGTTCGAAGCCAAAGGCATGCTCAAGAAAGAAGGTAACAGCCTAGTATACACAACATCAGACGGTGAGATTATTAAACAGTTCCGCAAGGCTTGGGAACGCAATGAGAAAGACGGCCTAGACATTGCAATGGCAGACATTTCAAAACATGGCGAAAAAACCGATTCCGGGATAACTACTACAGTTGAACCTGAAACGGAGAGCGTAGAATGAAAGACGATGTAATTGCCGATATCTGGACATTAGTCATTGAACATATCCCGGAAAAAAGTCGTAAAGACGTAGCAGCGGATTTTGTTAATACTTTGTTAGATCATGGTGTTAAAGAAAGTGTACTAGATAGTCTATTAGGTGTAGATCCTTATCTCGATACAGCTATAGAATATGCCACCGACGGCGAAGACTATAGTGAAGAGGAAGATGAATACAACGAAGATTTTGAGGATTAAATGAATTGGTATGACAAGGTTAGTAAAGATATAAGCAACATTCCAGATGCTGCGGCCTATTATGAAGCTGAATTAATTCAAGCAAAACAAGATGTCCGCATAGCGGGTAACATCGAGAAGGCAAGTTCGCAAATGCCCGGCATTGTGGAAGAACGCTTTAATCAACTTCAAGAAATTGAAGGTATCCTTGAGTACTTAAACATTGAACTTCGTAGACTTCGTAGTCAACACTTTCGCAAGTATCTTGAAAACTATCAACGAGCTTTATCTTCAAGGGACTGTGAAAAGTTCGTTGAAGGTGAAGCTGACGTTGTAGATTTTGAAAAGATTATCAACGACTTTGCTCTATTACGTAACAAGTGGTTGGGTATTATTAAAGCACTCGATCAGAAACAATGGCATTTAAGCAATATTGTTAAACTACGAGTGTCTGGATTAGAAGACGCATCGCTATGAACATCTTAGTAACAGGTGGATTAGGGCTTATTGGTCATAACGTAGTTCGACGACTGCAGACACAGGGCCACACAGTAAGTATCATTGATACAAAAACCAATTACGACATTATTCCTCAGGAAGAAATCGATTATCTTATAGCACAACGTTCACAGGGATTAGACTTGACAAAATACTATTGTCTTGACATTGTGAATAAATGGACCATGGAGTCATGCTTTAGTATCGATAAGCCCGAAATAGTCATACACATGGCCAGTTTCCCCCGACAGAAGGTAGTGAATGCTCACCCAGGCCGCGGCAGCCGAACCATGTCAGAAGGCTTGTTGAATCTCCTGGACCACAGCAACATGTATGAAGTTCGAAAATTTATCTATATTTCAAGTTCAATGGTCTACGGTGATTTCAAAGATGATGTCACAGAAGATGCAGAGTGCAGCCCGCAAGGACAATATGGTATTCTTAAACTAGCAGGGGAATGGTTGGTCAAAGATTATGCTCGTCGTACTAATCTTGCTTATACTATCATACGACCCAGTGCAGTCTACGGTCCCCTTGATGTAGAAGACCGTGTGATAAGCAAGTTTATTCTCAATGCCATGCGAGGCATTCCACTCAAAGTCAACGGTGCCAGCGAAACACTAGATTTTACCTATGTAGACGATGCTGCCGACGGAATTGTTGCTGCCGCTCTTTCTGATCGCACAGACAACAAGACCTATAACATTACCAAAAGCCACAGCCACAGCCTATTAGATGCTGCCAATCTAGCAGTCAAGGTTGCAGGACAGGGTGACATCATTGTAGGCAATCGTGATTTGGATTTTCCCAGCAGAGGTGCCTTGAACATAGATGCTGCTCGCAGAGATTTTGAATTTGATCCAAAAGTTGATGTAGCCGAGGGTTTTGAGATATATTATAACTGGATTAAAAATTCAGAATATTGGAAGAACAATCTATGAAAGATACATTTGTAATTACTACTTTTAGTAAAACCAATTACGAAGAATATGCTGAAAAAACTGTTGCATCTTGGAAAAAGAATTGGCCTAGTAATTGGAAATTAGTTACTGTTGATGCCGAAGTTGATATTGGTGAAGATATAAAACTAGATTGTCCTGAAAAACATGCATGGATAGATTTGGTCAACACAACAGGAATAAAAAACACTCCACCCAAAGGGCATTTAAAACAATGGGAAAAGTTTTGTCATAAATCGTGGGCACAAATTACTGCGTTTGAAGAATTAAAATCCGGTTATGTTATTTGGCTAGATGCCGATGTTCAATTTTTAAGCATGCCGCCTGTTGATTTGGTAGAAAAAGAAATAGCTGGAATGTTCAGTGGATATTTAGGAAGAGATCAATATATTCATAAAAGCAAAGACGGTATGCATTCAGCTCCAGAAACTGGAATTATATTTTATGATTTAGACCATCAATATGCAAACACGCATTTTTCTAAATTAAAAGAAGTTTATTCAGATCTCAATCTATTCGAATATCCTGCATGGAGCGACGAAGTAATTTATGGGTTACTTAGAGATTTAAATCCAGCAGTATATAAATCAATGACTCCGATACATTCAAGATTTCCGCTACCTATTAGCCATTTATCAAAATATTTCGAACACTGGATGGGCACAGGTAAAATGTATTTTAAAGATGTTCAGGGACTAAAATATAAAAATAAAACCAAAACTTCTTAATTTTTAAATATATAGATTATTTGATATTCGTCAAATATTGGATATATTTTTTTATTTTGCAGGTACTGATATATTGCACGTCCTTTACCAGTTCTAGTTCCGTTAAGTAAAAAAGAATTGTCATCAATTGCAACAACACAATTTTTAAGATAAGGTTCGATTGCTAAAAACTCTTGTAAATGATGATTGGCGCTTGGTTTATCGTTTTGCCAATCAACATCGTAGCTATCTAAATAAAAAAGATCAACATTTTCCAAGTCACGTAACGATTTAAGCCAGTCCACGCTGTCACTACAAACAGATTTATAGTATCGATTATCTATAAACTGATTAGCAATATTGACTGCTTGTTGGGATATATCTACAGATCTTACAAACCCGTCGTGTTGTTTGACTAGCTCAGAAAATAAAAATCCGCTGTTGCCATCTCTCCAATTTCCTGGATCTCTAACAGTTCCTGTTTCAATAATTTGAAATTCTTTTTCTTTTATTTTAAAAAGTTCTTCAAAAATAATTGAAAACCCTTTACTTCGATCGTAAGGGTTTACTTTTAATCCTCGTTTTGGTCCGTTAATCTTTAAAGAAAGTTTTTCTTTGTATAATAAATTATAATTGTCTATCCAATTGGTCACATTCATTCCTTAATTATTAAAATCAATACGTTTCTTAGATTTTGCAGGAGATCCAGCGTACAGATATCCGCCTTCGTATACTCCCGGCAAAAGTACAGATCCGGCTCCTATTACAGCATAATCACCGATAGTGCATGGTCCCATTATAACCGAATGGCTGGATATCCATACACCTTTACCGATAACTATATCACCGCCTTCTTTAGGATGTTGTTTTCTAATTTGGTCTTTTTGAGTAATATCGTGGGTTCCAGTTAGTACCGATACATGATTTCCAAAAAAAGTATGATCGCCTATAACTACGGTTCCTGAAGAGAGGTTAAAAAAAGTATTAACTAACTCGACACTTGCCCCACAGCGTAATCGCTTTGTTGATCCCCAAAAGGATGGAGTTCTTAATAGTCGTTGACTAATTAAGGGAGTTAATAACTCGGCTAGTTTGTTCAAATCGTCATTTGAGAAATTATTTTGCATACTAGTCCGGGATTATTCCTTGTACCAAAGAAAGTCGACACCGTGTGTTAGTATACACGTATACCCCAATTCTGACATATAATTATGATATGTATTATCGCCTCGTTGATAAGCATTATCTTCAAGACAAATATAAGAAATCCTCTGCTCCGTCCAGTCGATACATTTTAATATAGGAAGCTCGGCTCCTTCTACATCGATCTGTAAATAATCAATGTGTAACGGAAGTTCTAAACTATTCCAAGATTTGCAGGAAAGTTTAATCACGTTGACCTGGGACGATGTATAGGTATCTACGGTCGATGAGCTACTTTCTAATAGTTTTCGATGTAACTCGTCGTATGATTCAACAATTCCGTTCCACTCTGGTTTGTCTGGAAAAAGAGCATAATCAACTTCTCCGTCATGGTCGTATACAGCAACATTTATACAACGACATTTTCTATTTTGAATTAGTTGTTCGTAACTTGGAGGAGACGCTTCGATGCAAACTCCGTCCCAACCTGCATTTTCTAAAATAATAGTGCTATTTTTCTTTCGACCATCCCATGCACCGATCTCTACATAAAATCCAGGGTTTTCTTTCCAAATGGTATCGAAAAATATACGACTGAGTCTAGGTTCTTTCATTGTGCCTTCCTTATAAAATATTTATCACTATAATATACCCAGATAAATATCTGCATGAAAACAATTGTAATTGCAACAGGTGGATTTGACCCCATTCATTCAGGTCATATTAATTACGTTAAAGAGGCTAAAAAACTAGGCGATGTTTTGATCGTGGGAGCAAACTCCGATACCTGGTTACGCCGTAAAAAGGGGCAAGAGTTTATGCCCTGGGACGAACGTGCTAGTATTCTAAGTGCTATTAAAGATGTAGACCGTGTTATCAACTTTGACGACTCAGACGGTAGTGCAAAAGACGCTATTAGAAAAGTAAGATCAATATATCCCAACGATAAAATTGTATTTGCCAACGGCGGCGATAGAACAGATAAAAATATTCCAGAGATGGATTTAGCCGACAATAATATTGAGTTTGCATTTGGTGTCGGCGGCTTTAATAAAGCAAATTCAAGTTCTTGGATTTTACAAGAATGGAAAGCTCCTAAGACTCTACGCCAGTGGGGCTACTATCGTGTGCTACATGAAGTGGCTGGTATGAAAGTTAAAGAGCTTACTGTGGAACCTGGTAAAAGTCTGAGTATGCAACGCCATCAATTACGTGCAGAGTACTGGATGGTTAGTGAAGGTGAGTGTGTAGTTAACTCTATGATGCCGAACGGGTATGCATTGCCATCAAAGCATTTAACTAAACATCAAGAATTTAAAATTCCTGTCACCGAATGGCACCAATTAACTAATCCATTTAAAGTTCCGTGCAAGATTGTAGAAATACAATACGGTGAACAATGCGTTGAAGAGGACATTGAACGAAAATGAAATTAAACGATTGGATCTTCCTTAGTAAGGAAGGCAAAGATGAGTATATTAATATGTTTGCTATTGGAAGTGGCGGACGTGTTGTTTCTTCGGACGAGTTTAACTATGAAGATACTCCTGACCACCCGATAGTAATGCGTGGTATTTTAAAACATAAAATTATGAAACGCTGCTGGTTAGGTGGCAGAGATTTTTATTATATGGATACCGGATATCTAGGAAATCAAAAAAGTCCGTTAAACCCCATGGGCTGGAAACACTGGCACCGCGTGGTGAAAAATGATTTGCAACACGGCAACATAGTTCCAAGACCGGGTGATAGATTTGAAAGATTACATATTCCAATAAGCAAGTGGAAGAAAGACGGAAGCAAAATTCTAATTGCTAAACCAGATGAAAAACCTTGTATTTTTTACGGAATCAATCTTGACGAGTGGGTCAGCGAAACTATTGAGACAATAAAAAAATATACCGATCGACCTATTGAAGTTAGAGAACGGGCTAAAGAAAGAATTGCACGGGTAGAACATAATACACTAAAAGATGCACTTGATAGAGATGTATTTGCATTAGTCACATTCAACAGTGTTGCAGCAACAGAAGCTGTTCTGCATGGCATTCCCTCATTTACACTGGCACCATCAAACGCTGCCAGTCCAGTATGCTTACAAGATTTAAGTAAAATAGAAACACCTTATTATCCTGACAAAGATAAAGTGTATGCATGGGCTTCCCATCTTGCCTATGGTCAATATCATATCGACGAATTAAAAAATGGTGACGCTTGGAGATTATTAAATGGATTATGATATGTTACCAATTTTTATTGGTTATGACAGCCGAGAGGATATTGCTTATCGAGTATGTGAATATTCTATATACAAACACACACCCGAAGCTGAAGTTAAACCCTTGAAACAAGATGTACTACGTAAAGAAGGGCACTATACTAGAGCCAAAGATGAATTAAGTTCTACAGAATTTACCTTTACTAGATTCATGGTTCCATACTTGATGGAGTACAAAGGGTGGGCATTATTTTGTGATTGTGATTTTGTTTGGACTGAAGATATTAAACAGTTGTTTCAAAAAACAGATCCTAAATATGCAGTAATGGTAGTAAAGCACAATCATACGCCAAGTAGTACTACTAAGATGGACGGAGCTCAACAAACGCAGTATCCTAGAAAAAATTGGTCAAGTATGGTGCTATGGAATTGTGCGCACCCGCAAAATCAAACTCTAACACTTGATAAAGTTAACTCGGCCTCCGGTCAGTTCTTACATAGATTTGAATGGCTCAATGACGATGAAATTGGCGAATTAGATATACGATATAATTTTTTAGTTGGGTGGAATAAAGAAAGTGCGGTCGGTAAACCAGTTGCGTATCATTGGACTGAAGGCGGCCCATGGTTTCCTGCCTACAAAGATTGTGAATATAAAGATGTCTGGTATCAATACCTAATAGATTATACACAAGAATTAGCATTAAACAATACACAAACCCATACCGCAATAACTTGGGTCACTTCTTTATCTAGATCTTACTATGAAGAAATTGCCAATCTAACAATGCCGTCGTGGGGAGACCTACCGGGCGATCTTGTTATTGTATGGGACGATAAACCTGTCGATTTAGGATTTGGAAAAGTATTTAATTTTTGGAAGGATGTAGTGACTCCGGAAGATCCGTGGATTAAAGAAGGCATGGGTGGCACAAAAGCAGATCGTTTCTGGAAAAAGAGTCGGGTTCAAATATGGGCTGCAAGAAAATATAGAGGTTTAGTAGTTTGGATTGATGCTGACATTATGCTAACCAAACGACTAACAAAATCAGAAGCTATTGAAAAATTGCATCCTAGACAGGATCTGTGGGGAACTTTAAACTGTGGCGATGACTTTCATGGAAAAGATTTTATCGATACCGGTATTGTAGCATTTAATACAAGACATGAACATTTTGAAGAATTTATTAGAGATTATTCGTTGATGTGGTACGATGGTAGGATTTACAACTTGCCACAGCCGTATGATCATTATGCTGTTACCGAGCTACGAAATAAATGGAAAATGAAAACATATGTCCCTCATTTTAGTACATGGACTACAACGCATTCTGATATTATAAATCGATATGCCATGGAAAATAGCTATCTCAAAGATAATTTTAAACATTATCTTGGAATTGATAATAAAAATCTCTTAAACGATTCTGCCGGTCGGCCAGTTAAAGAAAAGAAGAAAAAATGAAAATAGTTGCCTATCTAAGTTGTTTGCCTCCAAACAATAAAAATTCAGAGAAGGGAGAAATACTTTCTCGGTTTGCAACCGGAGTAGCAACTTCTGAAGATGAGGTAGTAATACATAACCAAATGACGTTAATAGAATGTGACGTTGCTGTCATGGTAGGCTGGGTGCATGAAAATTCAAAAAATACACCGCATTTGACATTTAGAAAAAATATTATAGACACACAACATGTTACAGGAAAGCGTATTTTACTAGCAGATAGTAATTTATTTTTGTATAAAAATACAACAAATCCCGGACACTATTTGCGTTACAGTTTTGATGGAGTCTTTCCAAACACCGGCAATTATTGTGACAAAGATATTGACCCCAGTCGCTGGACAAAACTTTCTCATAATTTAAATGTTCCTTTAAAAGAATACAGAAATACCGGCGGCCATATTTTATTATGTTTACAGCGTAATGGTGGATGGAGTATGGGGTCATATGATGTTGTGGACTGGACTGCAAAAATTGTCCGCGAATTAAAATTACATACTGACAGAGAAATTGTTATTCGTGCTCATCCTGGAGACAGGGGATCACGAGATTATCTAAGCCCTAACAACCTAATGAAAAAAATTGGATTGTTAAAAGGAGTTCGATTATCTAAACCAGAAACATCATTAGTTGATGATTTAAAAAACTGTTGGGCTGTGGTAAATCATAATTCAAGCCCAGGTGTTGGTGCTGCTATTGAAGGGTATCCTGTATTTGTTACAGATCCTGAAAGAAGTCAATGCGCAGAAATTGCAAATTTAGATCTTGCACAAATAGAAAATCCCAATCTTCCAGATAGACAAAAATGGGCCGAACGGTTAGCAATGTTCCATTGGAACTTTGAAGAAATAACAAATGGAGATGCCTGGCGGCATATGAGGAAGTACGTATGAAAATTGAAATCATTACAAGTTTTAATGAACGATATTATAATGGCATTGGTAAAGAATGTGTAGAAACATGGTTAAAATACTGGCCAACTAATTTAAAACTAACCTGTTACGTAGAAGAATTTCAATTGCCTGAACAAGATAGAATAAAACAAATATCTTTTACAGAACTAGGCGTCGACTACGAAAATTTTCAAAAAGACCCAAAGTACAAAAATCGAGTAAAGATTTTTTCTAAAAAAGCATACAGTATAATTCATGCTTTTAAAAATTCAACTGCTGACAGAATTATTTGGATAGATGCTGATGTACTAACGTTAAAAGACGTACCAATTGAGATTATAAAAAATTTATGTCCAACTGATACATTGTTGACATACATGAGAGTATGGCATCATCTAGACAAAGCAAATTTACAAAGTTCTTTAGTGCCTAGCGCCGAAAGTGGAGTTTTTGCAGTTAATACTGAACATCAAAGCTTTCATCAGTTTGCAGATAGATACGCAGAGTATTATAATAAAAGACTTGATAAGAATATTAGAAGATTTTACGACGGCGAAGTGTTAGGTGCAGTTGCAAAAGAATTTGAAACATCAAATAAAATTATAGATTTGTGCCAAGATTTCAAAAAACCCTATCGTACTCCTATAGGCCACACAATATTAGCACCATACCTTCACCATTATAAAGCAAAAGCTGCTAAGTCAGATTTTTTTAATGATGAGTAACCCAATAGCTTTCTCGTCTAGCTTTAATTAGATCGGAAGTTTTGCTCTTGCCGTAATCTTTGCGATTACCTTTAAGGTGGTCCAAATATGCCCCCCACGCACTATTAATTAATGGATGCCCTTCACCTTTAATTAATCCCTGACTCCAGTCGTACCATTGCCAACTAGGATTGCGGTGTTTCACTTCTTTGCGAACTTCGTCAAACACCCAACAATCATTCCATTCACTCATTTCAAATAGTCTACCAGTATCATACGCTTTTTGAAACTCAACTAAAAATTCTTGGGTAGCTGAATTGCGTAAATTCATAGAATATAAACCGCATTCGGTAAACTTCTTTTCACGTCCTAAGAATCCAAGCCCGATTGCAGGGCTAGCCATGCGTTGAATAAAGTCGTGTGCTATAGGAGTGTGGCACACCATATCAGCATCCATCCAAAATAATACATCAGCATCGGTATTTCGAGCAGCATGACATACTGCATAAATTTTATGACTAAATCTGATAGCATCCCACCTAAATCCCAATCCTGGTTGTTTTTTAATTCCTGGAATAATTGGCGGAATGGGTTCGAGGCCATTTGCTTTAGGTACATCTTTCCATTTATTTTTAAAGGCAACTAACTCTGGAATAGAACTATGTAAATCTCTAACAACTAGATTAGGTGCTATTTCTTCTACTTGATGATCTTCGGGATATACATATAGAGTTACGTCACTCGGCCATGTTTTAATAAAAGTTTGAATCATTTTACGAGCATACTGATCGTAACCCTTTTTGTGGAATGTACTAACGACAGCTATTTTCATTTGGTTTGTAATGTCCACTCTGGTTGAGTTGTCCCACCGTATCGATTGATATCAGCTTCTATCATCATCTTAACAAGCCCATCAAAATCTGTTTTACGTTTCCATCCTAATACAGTTTCTGCTTTAGTTGGATTACCACACAGACTATGTAATTCTGCTGGACGCACAAATGCTGGATTAGTCTCAATATAGTTTTTCCAGTTATCAATACCAGCATGTTTGAATGCACATTCTAATAGATCACCAATGGTATATTGTACTCCAGTGGCAATAACATAATCGCCTGGCTCTGGTTGCTGTAGCATTAGCCACATGGCTTCAACAAAGTCTCCTGCAAATCCCCAGTCACGTTTAGAATCTAGATTTCCTAGAATAATTTTGTCTTGTAGGCCAAGTTTAATACGAGCAACGCCGTCTGTAATTTTGCGTGTGACAAATTCTTTGCCTCTAATAGGACTTTCGTGATTAAACAAAATACCATTTGATGCATGTAGGCTATAACTTTCTCGGAAGTTTACAGTCATCCAGTATGCGTATAATTTGGCAACACCGTAAGGACTACGTGGGTGAAAAGGGGTCAGTTCATCTTGTTGACCGCCCCTACTATTGCCAAACATTTCGCTAGTACTGGCTTGATAGTAGCGTGTGTCTGGACTGTGTTGTTTGACAGCATTTAAAATATTCAACACGCCAACAGCATTTACTTCAGTGGTCATTTTGTTTAAATCCCAACTAGCTCCGACAAAACTTTGCGCAGCAAGATTATAAAACTCATTTGGTTTTAAACTTTTTACCAAATGATTCATACATCCGTCGTCTGTAATGTCTCCAGTAATGAGCTCAATATCGTTTTCAATGCCAAGAAATTTAATATTTTCAAGATTAGGATTTGAATACCTTTTTACAAGTCCGTATACTTTGTATCCTTTTTCTACAAGTAATTTTGCAAGATATGGTCCATCTTGTCCAGTCATCCCAGTAACAAATGCAATTTTTTTCATACTTTATCCTATTGTTTAAATTTCCATAATTGATGTCGCTTTGCTAAATCAACTAATTCGTAATGTGCTTGATCCACTATCCAGCGGGTAATTTTTTTATCAAGATGTTCGCCAGACCAAATCATGAGTGTTGGTTTGTGGTGTTGAAATATTGATCGAAATTCGGGCAAATGGCGCAGTCCAGCGGGTTCTACATATATTAGACCCGATTCAGGCATTAGACCAATGTCGCTTATTTGTTCTCGATAAACAATATTTTTTTTCTTAACTAAAGGCACGGTTACAGAAAATGCAAAAACCGTTCCAAACGCTGCCGACAACGGGATTAACATGTCGTCAGACGCTTCGACAGCAATAGCTGTTTGCGTAGACCTAGCAAATTTCTTAAGTTTTTTAGTAACGTCACTCATGTTTTCAATTAAATACTGTGTTATTTATAATCCATAAAATGCGACTAAAAATTTATCGACAATTCGGCGCTCTCAACAGCCAACCTGTATTTGATGCATTTTCTGCTGGAGTGCTTGCATTGGGTCACGAAATAGTCGATACTAACGAAGATGTTGCAGTTATATGGTCAGTCCTTTGGCAAGGGCGTATGTTAAAGAATCAAATTGTATATCGAAATTGTATAACTCAAAATGTTCCAATAATGATTATTGAAGTAGGAAATTTATTACGAGGAGTTACCTGGAGATTGAGCTTGGGAAATATCAACGGAAATGGTATTTTTGCCAATCAAGAAAATTTAGATAGAGATAGACCAGAAAAATTAAAAATTAAATTAAAACCCATCATTGAAAGTCGATCAAACGGTATTTTAATAGCTAGTCAGCATAAACATAGCCTGCAGTGGGAAGGAATGCCGACAATGGAAAAATGGATAGAAAAAACTGTTAAAAAAATTAGACAATATTCGGACAGAAAAATTATTGTAAGACCACATCCAAGATCTCCAATACAAATAACTTTGTTAGATGGAGTAGAAATAGAAACTCCAAAAAAATTGCCGGACAGCTATGACAATTTTGACATTGACTATAATTATCATTGTGTTATAAATCATAATAGTGGGCCTGCTGTTCAAGCAGCCATTCACGGTACCCCAATAATTTGCGGTGAAAGTAGTCTGGCTCATTCAATTAGTGGAACTATAGAGAATTTAGAAAATATTTGTCTACCTCCACGAGAAGAGTGGTTTTTAAAATTAACTCATACAGAGTGGACTCTACAAGAATTGAGATTAGGCATCCCACAATCGCGACTAATTGCAACTATATAGTTGTTGACATATAGAAGTTTATGTGTTATTATATAGTATGGACAAACCTACCTACATTGAAGATATTTTTCTAGAATTCCACAATAGGCTGGTTAGTGTCACAACAGTGTCACAACAAGATATATTAGCAAGTGCAAGTTTTTATAATTTAATTAGTGCGGGAAACAATGTAACTGAATCTCAAAGCCGGTTTATGTTAAAATTGTTAGAAAAATACAAAACATATGTCAGTTCGCTGGAATTTAATTACAAAGAAAATTTAGTTAAGCCTGAATGGCGGCAACCTTTTCGGATTCTCGATGACACAAAAAAGATTTATATAGAAATTGATAATGCTGGAAAACAGTGGATCTGTCTCAAGCATCCGTTTGCATTAAAAGACAAATTTAACAAGGAAGTTCAACCATCACTAACTGATGATCGTTCATTCTGGGACCCAGAACAACGAGTTCGTAAATTTTCCATATACGATATTAATCTAATATTACTGCAAAAATTTATTTCAGATAACGGATTTATTATTGATAACACGTTCTTGGATTATGCTGCTACTGTGGAAGAAATTTGGCAAGAATCTGTGAATTTTTTACCCTACTGCATGGTTTCTGATAACGAAGTTGTTTTAAAAAACTCAAACGAGTCTACACAAACATACTTTGAAAAAAATAAAAAAGAAAATATCTTTGATAATTTACTATTAGCAAAAAATCTTGGGTTCAGATTAGAAAAAATCACAAAACCTGAAAATTTGGTGGAAAAAATCGCCTCTGAACATGCAACGAAATTTTGGTTGAAAGATATTGAAAAATTTTTTACTATCTATAAAAACATATCAGGGGTGGTTTGTGTTATTGTCGATGACAATGCTGATCCACAAGCATGGATTGAAAAGTTTATCGATACTTCGAAGAAAAATGATGTAAACTCTGAAGAAATCCGAGTTTGTTTTAGAACACGAAACGATGAAAATCCCAAATTCAATGATTGGATTAAAAATAATAATCTGGGCGGACCAATCGATAATGCACGGCTACTAATTTTTAAAAATAAACCCCCTAAGTGGTTGTTTAAAGATAAGATAGATGTTAAAATTATAGTTGTGAATAAGCCGTTTCCACCTAGTAGCATAATTACGCAATCGTGGATTAGTAATCATCCTTGTGTAATTTATCTAGACAAACTGAGGCCATCTATCACTAAGGAAAAAAATATTGTCGACTTGTAAACTTACAATTAGAGATGAAGTAAACATTAAGATTGATGGGCTTAGTGTAGAAATACGGCGCAAGATTGTTAACAAATTAAAGTTCGATCTGCCATATGCAAGACATATGCCAGCATATAAATTAGGCCGATGGGATGGAACTAAAACTTATTTTGGTATTGGTGGTACTGGTTATCTTGCACACTTGGATGTCATATTACCCATCATAGAAGATGCAGGATATGAAATTGATGTGGAAGATTTACGCAATCATAATACATTTACATTTACTAACGTTACAGAAAACTATTGGTCGGATCAAGGAAAGACTTGGCCTAAAGGGCATCCTCAAGCAGGTCAGCCTATCATACTGCGTGATTACCAGTATGATGTTGTTAACAAGTTTTTAGAAAATCCTCAAGCATTACAGGAGGTAGCTACAGGTGCCGGCAAAACAATTACTACTGCTACGCTTAGTCATCTTTGTGAGCCTTATGGCCGTACAATGGTTATTGTTCCTAACAAATCACTAGTTGTACAAACTGAAGAAGATTATAAAAATCTTGGACTTGATGTTGGAGTATACTTTGGTGATCGCAAAGAATTAGGCAAGACCCATACCATTTGTACTTGGCAAAGTCTTAACGTATTAGACAAGAAAAGTTATGACACAGATGCGCTATCTTTAGCAGAATTTACTGAGGGTGTAACCGCCATAATCATTGATGAAGTGCATCAAGCTAAAGCCGAAGTGCTAACAAAATTGCTAACAATCAACTTTAGAAACTGTGCGATTCGTTGGGGACTTACCGGAACAGTACCTAAAGAAGCATTTGAATTTCAAGGTATTTTAGCCAGTATTGGTCCGGTAATTAATCAAGTGTCAGCACACGATTTACAGGAAAAAGGTGTTCTTGCACAACTGAATATTAATGTATTACAGACAAATGAGGTTCAAGTTTTTAGAAGCTTCCAAGACGAATACTCATTTTTAGTAACAGACGATGATCGACTAACTTGGATTGCAAACAAAATTAAAACATTATCACTAAGTGGAAATACTCTAGTATTAATTAATAGAATTGATACCGGCAATAAATTAATAGAACGATTGCCCGAGGCTGTATTCGTTAGTGGCGGAATGAAACTAGACGATAGGAAAGAAGAGTATGATGAAATTAAAACTAGTGATGACAAGATTATTGTGGCGACTTACGGTGTGGCCGCTGTGGGTATTAATATCCCTAGGATTTTTAATCTGGTTCTTCTTGAGCCCGGAAAGAGCTTTGTCAGAGTTATACAGAGTATTGGGCGAGGTATTAGAAAAGCAGAAGACAAGGATCATGTAGAGATCTGGGACATAACTAGTGCCTGCAAATATAGCAAGCGGCATCTAACAGAGCGCAAAAAGTTTTACAAGGATGCAAAGTATCCCTTTACAGTAACCAAGGTAACCATATGAGAATTTTAACACTGAACAATAGATCTTTTGATCTAAACGAATTACCGGATGAGGTAGATGAAGATACACGATTTAGTGTGTTAGATAATTCAAATCCTAATGAACCAGATTTTTTCTTTATGCCGCTAATTTTTCTTGAATCATTTAATAGTCCTGCTATTTTATTAAATGTTGGAGGCTATGCAGTCCAAATGCCTTTAGACTGGTGTATGGTAGTTGGTGACAAAGATTGCGGGCTCGATCCAGAAGTTTTACCATTAACTAGTATTAACGAACGTGGATTTGATGCAATGTGTTTTAATCCTATTAACGGATTTAAAGTTGAATTTCGACCAATTGAAATTGTAAATATCTATCAAGACGTTCGTTGGTATTTTCCAAAGATGAAAAATGGCCAACTACTAACAGTGCCTTTACACGACGGCGATAGCCCTCCGTGTGTTTACTTTGTTAAAGAAGTATCAAGACAATGTGAAGTAATTCAATTAGATAAAATATTATAAGGACTAATATGAAAGCAGGAAAAGTATGGGGACAGACTGAATTGCTAGAAGCTAATGGTGTACTAGAATTTCACCGCATTGAAGCCAAGGCCGGCGGAGTGTGTTCCAAGCACAAACACAAGTTTAAATGGAACGGATTTTTTGTTGAATCAGGTGAAATGATTATTCGAGTATGGAAGAATAATTATGATCTAGTAGACGAAACCTTGTTAAAGGCAGGTGATTATACCAAAGTTGCACCCGGAGAGTATCATCAGTTCGAAGCGGTTACCGATTGTGTTGCCTTTGAATTGTATTGGGCAGAATTTGACCATAACGACATTGAACGCGAAACAGTTGGACATGCAAAGAATGGGAAACCTTAAACCAGGAGCATCTTACGTGTACGAGCGAGAGCAAGGCACCGTGTATGCTCATGAAACGGGAACTGATCCTAGTACTAGACAACCAATTGGGTGGAATTACGATCCTGGAGAATCGCCCCGATTCGATGCTCGAACGGATGACAGAAGACCGTTGCACGAACACATAATGGAAAACAAGTTATGGGGTGATATTCGACAAGCTGCAAAAACAAATATCACTTTACAAGATGCCCTAGAACGTGTTAAAATATTGTATCACTTGAGCAAAGAAAATGGGACAAAATAAACACGTAGACCTTTTTAAGGATATGATTCCGGCAGTAGACTTGGGTCTTATGGACCTATGGGATGCTGTTACTGAGGAAGGTCGAAAAGAAATTAAAGGCGACTTTTGGAATCTTAATCGTTACATCAGTAATGTTAAATCTAATAATAAAGAGTTGCAAGAACACTTCCTGTTAACTACAAACGAATTTTATAACAAGCACTGGAATGACATTCAAAAACATCCCAAGTTAGTTTGGCAAACTTTATGTATGTGTAGTCATGAAAGTAAAAAAACTCAATTTCACGAATGGATTCCTTTAAAGAAACAAAAGAATAAAAAGGTTGAATTTTTGTCGGAACTATTTCCTAATATGAAAATAGCAGATGTTGAAACATTAGCTACTGTAACTACTGACAAAGAAATTAAGGAATACTGTGCGACACTTGGTTGGGATAAAAAGCAAGTCAATGCAATTAAATTTTAAATGCGAACATTGTGAAAAATTATTTGCTAAAGAAAAAACTTTAGTAGTTCACATCTGCGAACAAAAACGTAGACATTTAAGCAAAAATGAAAAGCATGTTCAAATGGGGCTGTTAACTTTCCAGCGGTTTTATGAGCTCACACAAAAAGCAAAGCAACCAAAAACTTTTGAGGAATTTGCATCAAGTAGTTTTTATACAGCGTTTGTTAAGTTTGGTAGCTTCATGGTTAATACCGCTCCGATCTATCCAGAAAGATTTATTGACTTTGTTGTTAAGAGTGGAGTTAAATTAGATCACTGGTGCAGAGACGAGTTATACGACAAATACATCAGCGAACTAATTAAAATAGAACCTGCAGATGGCGCTGTACAACGAACGATCCAGTCTATGATGAATTGGGCAGATAACAACTCTGCACCGTGGGAACACTATTTTGCTTATGTTAATTTAAACAGAGCTACACACGATATTAAAGAAGGTTTAATAAGTCCTTGGATCTTGTTAAATACCAAAGCAGGAAAAGAAATGCTTCAGCGCATGAATGACGAACAATTAGAAATTGTTGGTCCGGTAATTGACCCACAATTCTGGATGCGTAGATTTAAATCTTTACCGGCAGATATTGAACTTATTAAAGACGTCATCAAGGAGGCGAAAATATTATAATGGCCAAACGACCAGATCCTGAGATTCAAGAAGAAGAATTAAAAGACAACGAAGAATTTATTTCTAGAGATGACATTGATATTGAAGTAGTAGTTGCAGAAGATACTAACGATGTATATGTAAAATTTTCTGGTTTTGATGATGATGAAGATGCAGCAGAATATGCAGAATTTTTAGCAGAAACATTGCCATTACTGTTATTTGAAACTACGAGGTTACAATAATGCCAGACATCGATATTGACTTTGTTGATAGAGAAGCCGCACTTAAATTATTTGAATATACAACTGCAAGTCGTCTTGAAAATAATAATCTAGTGAAACACAATACCGGAGTCTATCTACACGATGTTCCAGTAGATCCGATCACTGGATTATGTTCTATCCCATATGACCAAGCAGAGGATAAGTTTTTTAAAATAGACTTTCTTAATGTTGGGATTTATAAAGGTGTTCGAGATGAGGCACACTTAACACAACTAATGGGGACTGAACCACTATGGGATCTACTAGAACAAGACGACTTTAGCAACTTGCTATTTCATGTGAATGGACATGGGTCTATCTTAAAACAAACAAAGCCGCAGAGTGTGGAACAATTAGCGGCAGTACTTGCAATGATTCGTCCCGCCAAGCGTTACTTGATAGGAAAAGGATGGAACGAAATCAATTCAGAGGTGTGGGTAAAGCCTATAAACGATGACTATTTCTTTAAGAAAAGTCATGCTACTGCATATGCTGTAGCCATTGTAGTACAAATGAATTTAATTTGCGAAAATATTAGTTATGGGTTTAGTTAAGTTGCTTTTCTAACTAGCGTAATAGATTTTCGTTTAATTCTTTTTGTTATAATATCATTTAAACTTGTGCATGGGCCTAATACAAGTCTAACATCTTTAGTTGAAAAATTCTTAATTGCGTATCTAAACTCAAAAATTTCTCTAGATAAAAATATATTAATGGGGATTTGCCTATTTGATTCCCACCACCAAGCTTCTCCTAATTCTAAAAACTTGGCTTTTTCTGGATCTGTTTTAATAGAAGCATAATCATAAAGGCTAGTTATTGCGGCATCTTGATTGATGATAATACCCACGTATTCTTGGCTAACGTGAGTGATAACGCTAATAAACGGAAAATTTTCTTGTAGGTTTTCTGTAATTCTCATACTAAATATATTAAAGGGTCGACAAATGTATGCAACTAATTCCAGTTTATTTATATCCAAACAAGGTCGACGTCTACACAAATGTCCCTGGGACATGGACCACGGAGAGGTATCGAAAAGTGTATAATCGAACTGTAAAGCTGTTTCGTGGTGCCGATAACCGTGTTGATATTCAGATAAGAAACTCTGACGAAAAAGCATTAAATGTAACCGGCTCCACAGTATCATTTAGCCTTATTAGGTACAGCAACCAAAGTTTAGTGGTTACAAAAACTTGCACACCTATTGATATAACCAAAGGTAGATTTTACGTAACTATTACCGAACAAGAACTGTATGATATCAACAATGGGTTTTATCAATACTCGGTCTACAAAGAAACTCCAACAGGAGTAAAAACTCCATTATATATTGATAGTCAGTATGGTGCTGTAGCTAACATCGAAGTTGTAGGCGACATAAAAGGTAATTTGCAACCGAGCCTTGATATAATCGAGTTTGCTGAATATAACCCCGGTGTGTTTGGAGAAATTGGTAATATATTTTTTACTAGCAGTCTAATAGATACAAATTATGAATCAGAAGTTAGTAACAGTACACATACATTTGCGTTTTATTCAACAGGATATACTGGATCGGTAAAGATACAAGCAAGTTTAGACGAAAGTGCTGCACCTAATAATTGGACAACAATTACTACAATTTCGATCAATAATGACCCGTTGACGTATTCAAACGTTATCGGCAAATGGAAATGGTTTCGAATTGTGCATACTCCGGTAACTAATTCTACCGGAAAGTTTGACAAAATAACGTATAGATAGTATACTAGTGCTATGGCCCTAGTCGTAGACACTTTTCGTAAACTAATACCTCCCCGTGCTAAGTCGAGCCCTAGCGGATGGATCAGTTTTAATGCCCCATGTTGCAGTCATCGTGGACATAGTTCAGATACTCGTAAACGTGGCGGGCTTATGGTTGGCGATTCAATTGTATTCAATTGCTTTAATTGTAAATTTTCTACAGGGTGGAAGCCTGGGTCGTCACTAACTACTAAATTTAAAAATTTGTGTAAGTGGTTAGGAGCATCAGACGACGATATCAAGCACATGATATTCGATGCTATGAAAACCGAATCCGTTGACTATGTGCCTACAGAATCAAAAGAACTTGTAATATTCACGAAAAAAGAATTGCCGCCAGGCTCATTGCCTATTAAAGAATGGGCTAATCGATCATCATCATTATTAACTGAACTAGGTCCAGTATTAGAATATCTTGTTGATAGAGGGTTTGATCCAGCTGCCAATAATTTTTATTGGAGTCCTGAACCAGGATATTCTGATAGAGTTATCATTCCGTTTTTCTATAACGGAGAAATTGTTGGCAATACTGCAAGAAAAGTTCGTAACGGCAAACCAAAATATTTGTCAGATCAACATCCGTTTTTTGTGTTCAATGTTGACGAGCAAACAGAAGAAAAAAAATATGTATTTGTTTGTGAAGGCCCGTTTGATGCATTATCAATCGGAGGTGTTGCACTTCTCACTAATGAAATCTCTTCGCAGCAGGCCCGCATAATTAATAATATAGGATGTGAAGTTATTGTGATCCCAGATCAAGATATTCCAGGACTGGTATTGATTGATCAAGCAAAAGAATTAGGATGGAAGGTAGCATTCCCCACGTGGGACAATGATACTAAAGATTGTGCAGATGCTGTACAAAAATATGGAAAATTATTTGTTATTGTGGATGCTATAAAAACAGCCACTAACAATCCTGCTAAAATAGAAATTGAAAAAAGAAAACTTCGAGATAAGTTTGAATATATGGAGAATCAACATGGTTAAAAAAATACTAAATTTTATTTTATATCCCTGGCACAAGTATCAAGAACACAAGGCGTGGAAAAAACGTTTAGAAGAATTACGTAAACGTGATCCATTTATCTACAAATGATTGAGTGGGGGGTGAATGCCCTTAATCACGGTTCTAGTCTAGCTGTATTCAAGGACGGTAGTCTATGGTCCAACCAAGCGGGCTCTTCGGACGAGTTAGACAGCAAAATAATTACCGATGCCCTGCATGTTGGAGCACCGGATCGTATCTTTTGGTACGAACGTCCCTGGATAAAGAAGGCAAGACAACTACGTGCAGGCCAATGGCATCGTGTCTTAGACATGTCCGTACTTCCACGCAAATACATGAAAGCGCAACATTATGCTCCGATCACTTATACTCCGCATCATGCTAGCCATGCAGCCGCAGGCTACTATACCAGTCCTTTTAATCATTGTGCTATTGTGGTACTCGACGCCATAGGTGAGTTTGAATGTGCTACCATATGGGAAGGCAAGCAAGGAGAAATGCGCAAAGTGTGGAGTAGAAGCTATCCAAATAGTTTAGGATTATTTTACAGTGCATTTACACACGCTCTCGGAATGACTCCTATTCAAGATGAATATCAGTTACAACAAATGTCTGAAAAAGGCAATCCTAAAATTTTTTATTACAAAGTAAAGAAATATTTTACAGGTCTTTTAGAATTGAATTATAATTTTCACAAAGGTGTTAATGATCAAAAATTCTACATAGATAGCATAGAAGACGAATGCAATCTTGCTGCCGCTGTTCAATTAGTGTTTGAAGAACAAATTGCATTGATTATGAATAAGGCAAAAGAACTAACTAATTCAGATTGTTTAGTATACATGGGTGGATGTGCAATGAACAGCAAGGCAAATAAAAAAATTGTAGAGCCCATGTTTGAGTATCGTTGGTCATTGCCTAATCCAGGAGACCCTAGCAGTAGTATTGGAGCAGTATTGTATCACACTAAACAAAGAGAGCAAAAATACAACTTTGGTGTTGCAAAACATATAGAGATTCGTGTATAATAAAAGTATGCAGAATCACAAGCACAATAAAAAATATCAAGTAGGGGATCAGTGGTTAATTGACACGCAGTACACTAGATACAAAGAGTTTCTTCCATTCTTAGATCGTGATTCAAGTGAAGACTATGGTCGTGAAACTGTAGCCCAACATGCTAGTCAGTACCCGTTATGGCACGATCCGGATCAAAGTGTAATGTTGGCATACCCAAAGAAGTACGGTGGAGACTTTGAAGCACATCCGTTGTGGCATACAGTAGCAGATGGTGCTTATAAGTGGACTAACCGAAAATTAAAAGAGAATGGGATTGAATCTGAGATCCGACCAGTAATTAGTTGGTATATTGATTACAAAGAAGGTGGTTGGCAACCAATGCACACTCATTCTAAGAACTGTGTAACACAGATTATCTACATGGATGCACAGACTCATAGTGTTAAAGTTAACGAAGCCAATGTACCAGAATTTGATGGTAAGGAAGCACAATGGGGTTCAATGTTTGCATTAATGGCCAGTAAGGATGAAACAAAATACGTGTCTTTCATGAATTGGCCTGGAAGATGTGTTTTAATGAGAGGCGATATATTCCACGGTGTGTATCCTGTTAAATCAGTACCACGTAGAAGTATTATTATTGATTATATAATTTTAACATGATAAAAAATTACGATTACGAAGTACAGAAATTATATCTTGAACTTATGCTGGCAGACGCAGAAGTATTTGTTCGCTGTCAAGGTATTTTTGATCACACATTATTTGATCGCAAACTGCAAGATGCGGCAGAGTTTCTACATGAATATGCCAAAGGGTATAATGTATTGCCAGACTATGAAATGGTCAATGCCACCTGCAGAGTTGACCTCAAACGTCCAGAGGACCTCAAAGAAGGACACATGGATTGGTTCATGGATGAGTTTGAGAAGTTTACTCAACACAAGGCTCTTGAACGTGCAATTATACAATCAGCCGATCTATTAGAAAAACATGACTACGGTGCAGTAGAAGTATTGATCAAAGAAGCAGTACAGATTGGACTTGCTCGAGACATGGGCACAGATTACTTTGCTGATCCTCGTGGCCGATTGATGGGCATCAAGGACAAGAACGGACAGGTAAGTACAGGTTGGCCGACAATGGATAAAAGATTGTTCGGTGGATTCAATCGAGGAGAACTGAATATCTTTGCAGGTGGATCTGGTGCAGGTAAGAGTTTGTTCTTGGCTAACTTGGGTGTGAACTTTGCACTTGCAGGATTGAACGTGGTTTATCTAACACTGGAACTTTCAGAAGCACTAGTTAGTATGCGTATTGATGCAATGCTAACAGGAATAGCAACCAAAGACATCTTCAAGGACCTAGATGATGTTGAAATGAAAGTCAAAATCATTGGCAAGAAATCTGGACTGTTACAGGTCAAGTACATGCCAAGTGGCAAGACTGCCAATGATATCCGTGCATATCTAAAAGAATATGAAATCAAAGTAGGTAAGAAAGTAGATGTACTTCTAGTAGACTACTTAGACTTGTTGATGCCACTCAGCAAGAAGATTAGCCCAGCAGACTTGTTTATCAAAGACAAATATGTATCGGAAGAATTGCGTAACCTAGCAGTGGAAAAGAACTGTGTGTTCGTTACTGCGGCACAGTTAAATCGTGGTGCTGTTGAAGAAGTGGAGTTTGACCACAGTCATATCTCAGGTGGATTGAGTAAGATTCAAACTGCAGATAATGTGTTTGGTATCTTTACCAGCAGGGCTATGCGTGAACGTGGACGCTATCAATTACAGTTGATGAAGACTCGTAGCTCAAGCGGAGTAGGCATGAAGATTGATCTTGAATTTAATCTTGAAAGTCTTAAGATTTCAGACTTGCCAGAGGACGAACAAGAACACAGTGGAGCAACATCTAGGGGTAGTAGTTCGATCATCGAATCTATTAAAAATAGATCAACAGTTGTAAAATCCGACGACCGGGCACAACCCAAAGAAGGATTTGACCCATTTAATCCAACGCCTAATGCAGGTAGAGGATTAGACCCATCGCAAGGCACAGGCGTTGGAAAAGTTCGTGCTAACGTAGAATCCACAAAATTACGTGAAATTTTAAATTCTATGGGTAATGATGAAGAGTAATAGACTTGAGCTGTATCATTGGCGCATTGCCGTTGGCATCGATGCACCGATCGAAGTCGATTGGCCCGACGTACACAAAACTGTAGGAGTTGATCTAATAAGTTGGATTAACAAACAGCCCAAGGAAAAATGCCAGTTAGTTGTAGATAAACTCAACGACGATTTCAAACTCATAGCAGAATTTTACGATCAACAAACACTACTAGCTTATCACTTAATGTGGGCTAAATAATGAATGCGCCTAAGAGAATTACAAGAACGATCAGATATAATTACAGTTAATCGCCGTCTTAATCCCAAGATATGGGACGGTGATTCGCTCGACCCAGCAGTTGCACAAAAGCTCAAAGAAATTGCTGACGCATTTCAAGAGTTTATAGGCATTGACCTAAATGTAATTGATTATACAATTACTGGATCAAACGCCAATTATACTTGGACTGATCACAGCGACCTAGATCTGCATCTTATTATTCAAGGAGAGGTAGGAGAAGCGGCTCGCGAACTGTTCAATGCCAAAAAGGCACTCTGGGCAGAGCAACACAATATTACTATCAAGGGATTGCCTGTTGAATGTTATGTTCAGGGCAAAGAAGAAGAACACCACAGTACCGGAGTGTATAGCATAGCTGACAATCGATGGCTGGTTGAACCTAAGAAAATAAAACCAGAAGTAGATGACAGTGCTGTGGAAGCTAAAAAAGATTCAGTCATCCATGATATCGAAACTGCCCTGTTAAGCAAGGATCTTAACAAGTTAAGAGCTGTTAAAGAAAAAATTACCAAGATGCGCAAAGCAGGATTGGAACGTGCAGGTGAGTGGTCGGTGGAAAACCTAGTTTTCAAAATACTAAGAAATTTGGGTCTTATTGATGAAATTGCAGATAAGATTCGCGAACTAGAAGATCAAGAACTGAGTCTAGAACAAACTCAAGTGTTAATTTAGTCTTTGTAAACAGTATTAAAACTAATAGTAATTCTGTTATCAGTTGAATTAACATCAGTGCTATGTTCTAACCAACTGGGAAATATTATTAACTTTCCGGGAACACAATCAATATCAAAATGGTTGGTACTATTAAAGTTTGGTTCTTGAACAAAATCAAACATCTTAAATGCTGCTATTGGACTGTGTAGAGTCAGTGGCACACTGCCCGGATCTGCATCAACATAAAATGCTCCAGACACAATGCTCATTTCGTGCCGGTGATTGTCAACTCGTTGACCCTTGCCCATCTTGTTAAACCAATTGCTAGAAATTGTAACTGGTTTAATCCCCATGTTTGTAATATAACTATCAACACAGTCTTGTATACGCTGTTTAAATCCAGCAAGTTCTGCAATGTCTAAAAATTGTCGTTCATACAGATTATAACTACTTTCTGCGCCGTGAAGCAGTCCGTGTGGTTTAGTTTTGTGAACTGCAATCAATTGTTTAATTAGGGGCAGGTCTGGATCTGTTGATAGATCGTATTCTTGTATCACAGTGGGAAATAAATTAGCTTGTCTCATTTAACGCCTTTAGTTATAGTTTTCGGCTTAATGCTGAAATCTTTGCTAATACCCATGCGCACAGCCCAACTGGTCATGCCTTTTTCGAATCGTTTCTGTTTGGCATTAGCATCTACTACAAACGGGTTAATCTCTCGTTCAATCCATGCTCTATCATTAATAGAGTCCGCTTGTATGATACCTTTCATATAACCGTCAACTAAATCCAATGTGGTATCATTGTGCAGTGCTTGACCTGCACGTGGCCCGAGAATGTTGTGATTGCTAAGACACATGTGATTGTATCTAGGATCAATGCCTTTCCAATAGACTTGATTTTCATCTAATAGTGGATCCCAAAACTCATGCACCTGTATGTGATCCATTAGATTGCCATTGGCCCAATTAAGCTCTTTAAATTGTCCAGCCTGTGCAACAGTTTGATCAAAGCATTTGATAACCAAGGGCCTGCGTAACTTTTGTCTGCGAGTTTGATAAGCCACATAGGCCATACGATTTTGTAAATGAAGTGTATCTAGCAAAGGTCGCTGTATGTATTGAATGAATCCCATGATAGCCTTGGCCTGATCCTTGGTTACAAATTCGTCTAGATCAGTTAGATGATGGTTGCTAACGTCTGGCTGTGTTTCAAAGTACCATTGACGATTGGGATGTGTCAATCCAATGATCAAATAATCGTCGGGTGTGATGCGCCCTGAATACAATTGATGTAATAAAAAACAACTAAAGTCTTGAGCACTGCCCATAACTGCTTTGGTATCAACTTCAACAGTCTTGCCTGATAGCCGTGACAGTTCATCAGCAGCCTGCTGAATCCACCAGGGTTTGATTTCTT